CGCTCAATTGCCGCCTGCTCTGCTTCTGGGCCTTGCAGGCCAAGCAGCGCCTGCTGCTGAGCCAGTGCTGGAAGGCCTGCCTCTTGGTAAGGCTTGAGCAAGGCCTGCAATGCATCGAACTGCCTGCGCTGCTCTGCCATGCCAGCTTCTGCTGCTCCTGCTTGAATACCTGCGGCCTCGCTTGCTGCATCGGCCTGCATCATGCCGCCGATCAGTTGAGAGCCTCCAACGATTAAGCCAGTTACTGGATCAGGCATGGCTGAACTCCTTGATGTAATCTTCGAGCGTCTCGCCATACAGTTCCATGACTTGAGACGCCGCTTCTGTAGCACGCTGAGTGCCGTGGCACAGCGCCACAGCGATCAGCACAACGTCATAGTATCCTGCACGCCAGACAAATGATTTTGCGTCGGCCTTGCCTGCTCGCTCGGCTTGGTCAGATGCCTGCCATTTGAGAATCATGGAGGCCACGATGGGAGAGAGTGTGGGTGCGTTTGCCTGCCAGAATGCGTTCTGGCCCATGCCCACCAGGCTGTTCCAGATGACTGCATTGAGGTCTTCGCGCTCGACTGGATCACCGTCGGCCACATCGTCAAAGACCTGAATGGCACCATAGAGCATGAGCAGCCACTCAACGGCTTGCGCAGGAAGCGCAAGAGACCTTTGCAGGTTCTCCTTCAGCCAATCGACACCAGTCATGCGCAGCTCCTGTTCAGGGTGAGCTGCTGGCGGCTCGATAGGCTCAGCGACTGCATTTTCCCACATTTCGACATCCCGTCAATCTTCTTCGTCTTCGCGCTCTTCCCAGGCCTGGCAGACGCGCAGGTCGTGGCAAATGAACTCCAGCTTCTCGCAGTAACCCCTAAAACCTGCGTCAGTGTCCCATTCGTTGCGCGGGATGCGCTCCATCTTGAGTTGCATCTCGATCGAGTTGTCGTAGTACTCGCAGTTCGAACAGCGCCGCCGACGGGCCTCTTTTTCGTCGCACTGCATAGCCTTGCCGACGGCAACCCAGAATGTCTTGTTGGCGGTCGGCTCGTTGCTCGGGTTCTCAGGTCCGAGCATCCAGTCGTCGATGGCGACCTGGGTGTTCTTTTTGTTCTCGGCTGTGGTGATGAACTCTTCCTCGTAAGGAATGCCACCAAACCCAGAAATCATCATCTTCGGCATCTTTGCGTAGTCCATGTCTTACTCCTTATGTGATCTCGCGGCCAGATGCGCGGATTGTCAACGATGTGGCTGCGCTGGCAATGGTGGAAATGAAGCCACTAGGCTCCAAGGCCTGGCCCACCAGCTCGGGGAAAGTGTAGGTCTCGTCCGGTGCGATGGCACGGGTGTCCACAATCAAATTGCTCGCGCCTGGGCTGCCGCCACTGGTCACCAGGTTGACGCTGATGGTCACGTTGCCTGCGCTGGTGTTGGTGGCCGTGAATTTGTCGATAATGGTTTTGCAGTTTGTCGCTGTGTACTGCGTGGTCTGGCTGTTCTCGGCCTGCTTTGCAGGGATCAGCACCTTGATGGTTACAGTCATTGGATACCTCCGATGTTGTTGTTCACTGTGAGAATTATGGACGGGATGCCTGGGTGCGGTGCAGCCGCAGGAAAGGCAGCGAGCACGACGCTCAGGTCGCTGACAGAAAACATCAGCTCAACATAGTCGTTCGCCTTGAGGTTAAAAAAGTAATTTAACGACGAGAAAATTTCAGCGTTGTTGCCTTGAATCCTGATCTGGCTTGCGCTGTTTGTCACATCCACGCCGTTAAGACGAAACCAGAAATAGAACTCACCAGTGCCACCTGCGGTTTTGTCCAGTTGGAACGATGTATCAAAGTTGTAGATGCCTTCTGTGTCCACATAGATGCGCGATGTTGGCGAGCCAATAAACACACCATTGCTCAGATCGGTGTTGTTGAATGTGATGGCGGTTGCCGTGTTTATGACCAGTGCCGCCTGCGTGTTGGTGTCGTAGAAGGAGCCATACCGAGAGCGCTTGAACTCGCGTGGCGGTGGGGCCATTTGCAGCCCTTCGACGGCTGAGGTCAGTTGCGAGAGCAGCGCCAGCGCTTGGTTGGCCTTGTTCTCGGCCGACGCAATGCTGACAGATGTTTCCTGCGCCAGCGTTGCAATCTGGTCAAGTGCCAGTGTGGTCTTGCCATCAATGACCGCTGAGCTGACCGCTGCATCTTGCGCCAGTGCTGCAATCTGCGCCAGCGCCTCGTTGGCCGTGGCCGCTGCCGTGTCGGCCTGGTACTCGAAGTCGGTGCCGGTGATGACCTGCAGCTCGTCCACCACAGCAAACAGCAGTTCGAACTGCCTGATCTGCTGCTGGTCGGTCAGAAACTGCGCGAGCTGGTCGCGGGTCAGATTCAGCCTGCGGGAGACGGGTGCGGTGGCCATCAGTACGCCAACGCCTCAATCTGAGCCTCAAGACGAGCAAACGACACATGGGCATCGCTGTCTCCACGGAATCGCTGGATGCGCCAGTTGCGCATGTGCCCCTGCTGGAACCAAGCCAGGCGCTTGGCTGTGCTGCCAATGGTGCCCACGGCAATGCTGCGGTCCTGGCTCCATGACAGGCCGTTGACGCTGTAGCTGGTGCTGATCTGTGGGTTCTTGCCCAGCGCCACGCTGCCGGTCAGTGCGACCAGCTCCAGGCGATTGAAGATCGCGCCATTGCCTTCGTTGTAGACGATGACCGTGCCGAACTCCCAGCGCACCTGCTGGCCCCAGTGGTGGCCGGTGTCCTGCACCAGATAACCAATGTTGCTGCTTTGCGGATCGCCTACCAGCCACTTGTCGTAGACCCAGACCAGATTGCGTGCGCGGTACTGGCTGAATCCGACAATGGTGCTGGTGAGCGTGAACCAGACGGGCTGCTCGAGCGCCTCGCTGGCCGAGGCATCGTAGACCACGGTTCGGTCTGGTAAATGAACGTAAAGGTGCTGGTGCGCCTTGTCGTTGCGTGCCTCCAGCTTAACCTTGACAAGTTGTGCCTCGGTGTACTGCAGGAGTAGGTTGTCGATCTCCTGCGTGCTGATTTTCTGGGTGGTTGCTGCTGCGCCAAGATAGATGCCTGGCGCTTCGTTGCGGCCACCGCCAAGAAATGCGATGCGCTCCAGATAGGTGCAGCAGGCATGCGTGCCAAGCACGCCTTTTTGTACTTGTGCGCCGTCGATGCGTGCAAACGGAAACACCGAGCCACCCACGTTGTCAAACACCTCGATGGTGTTGCTGTTGAGCGCATAGACTTCGTTGCGCAGCTTGATGAGTGCCACAACAGGGTCTGGATCAACCTCCGAGCTGCCATATTTCAGCGGGTTGACCTGCGTCGGGTCTGACAGCTCGGTGACGACCAAATTGGCACCGTCAGTGGTCATGAAGTATCCATCCACCCACACCACATCAAGCACCACTCCAAGGTCTGGGTCGGTGACTTGACGCAAAGCGGGGGCCGTTGGGTTCCAGCCAATAGTGGCTGGCGTGTTGACCGGAATCCAGTAGTACAGTCGCCCACCGGACGCAATGGCCAGCACATCGAAGCTGTAGTCCATCGTCACCAACTCGGTGGTTGGCCCACCAACATCACCCAGCACGGTCACAGCGCCAGTGCTGGACACCGACACCAGCTTGGTGCCCATAACCCGATAGCAGATGCCGTTCCAGTTGATGCCGCCACGGTCAACGCCTGGGCCTGTGCCGTTGGACACGATGCCGTCGCCAGGACGCAGAAAGCCATTGCTGATGCCAGACGCCTTTGGCACCGGCACCATGTTGACAGGGTAGGCGGTGCGCAGTTCTGGCGTGTTGTCAGCGTAGATGCCGGAGAGGATTGGAACTTGCATTCAGGTCACCATTTTTCGCGGTTTGCCCAGTATGCAGCACTCATCTTGCCCTTGGCAATGTTGGCAGCGTGCCTGGCCTTGAAAGACTCGCGCCGAGCCTTGTCGGCATTGGACTCGCCTTCCTTCTTTGGGCTGCCTGAGACGCCCTGCTGGCCGAAGCGAATGGTCTTCACTTGGTCGCCGACCTTGGCCACGACAACGTGGCTTTTGGTCGGGTGCGATGGCGTGCGTTTGGGCTTGTTGTAGCCCTCGACGCCAACGCGAGCCAGGCGGCTGTCTTTGGTGGCCATGTCAGGCCACCCGATACCAGCTATTGGTGGCCTGGTAGAAGCGCATCGTAAAGAAGGCATTGGCTGCCAGCGTGGTCGGTGCGCCGAAAGATGCCGCCGCACCATTCAAGGCCAGCGTAAAGCTGGTGATGATCTGGGTGGTAGTCACCAGTACCTGGGTGCCGTCAGGCACGCCAGTGTTCAGCGGCAGCGTGATCGTGCCAGCAGCCAAAGTTCCGGCAGGCTGGATCAGCATCCACTGCTGCTCTGTGGTGGGTGTCGGCACCGTGATGTTGAAGCCGGTGCCAGGCGTGTACAGGTTGGTAGCCACCGTCGGGGCTGCAAAGGTGGCCTGGAAATACTGCAGGAGCTGGGTGATCGAGACCTTGCGTGCGTCTCCATTGTTGGAGACGTAGACCGGCAAAAGGTCTCCGCCAGAAACCTGGCTGATGCCAGAAAGTTGGTTGATGGTTGGCATAGTTCTGGTTCCTCAGTTGTACTCGAGTGGGCCGTCCTGGCCTGCCAGGACTGGATCGACAGGCTGGCGCAGGAAAGGATCGTCGTAGACGCGCCAGGGCTTGTTGCCTGCACCGGATGGCATGGTCCCAGGCATCTGCTGCTCCATCGGCATGGCCGCACGGGACAGGAGCGTGTTGTAGGACTCCTTGGCCGTGGCCTTGGTGTCTGGCATCACCTGCTTGCCGTAAGACGGGGCCAGCTTGATGGCCAGGTTGGTGTAGATGGCCTCGTTGGAACTGTCTGGCACGTTTGTCTGCTCGTCCAGGTCGCTGTCCTGTGGGCTGGATGGCAGCGGGTAAGCCAGCCGGATGCCCAGAGCATTCCAGGCGGCCATCATGGTGTCAAGTCTGCGCAGTGCTGACTGCATCTGCTCTGGTCCGAGGTCGAAGGCGTAGGAGGCCAAGCCGATCTCGTCGAAGGCTTGCTCGATGAATTGGCGCTTGGTCCATCCCATGTCATTCTCCTGTTTTCTCGGACAGCCGATCTTGGATCAATTGTCCCAGCTTTTTGTCCCTTGTGCGACCATCAAATCGGATGCCGAGTTCTGTGGCCTTGGCCTCCAGCTCGGCACGGGTTGGCGCTGCGTCGTCGTCTGGTACTGTGTCCACGGCTTCAACAGCCTGGGCTTGTGCCTGGGCTGCTGCCTCTTCTTTCTCACGCAGCAGACGGTAATTGATGCCGTCGATTGGACGCGATGGCTTGCGTACCTTGACAGGCTTTTTCCCTCTGAGGTACTTTGGAATCAGAATATTGTCTTGCATCACTTGGCTTTTTTCTTCATTGGCTTGGCTGTTTTTGCAGCGGCCTTAAAAGCAGCATCTGTGGGTGCGCCTTTGCTCCCAGGCTTGCGCATGCGCTCAGGCGTCTTGCCTGCAGCCTTCTGGCGCTCAATGCGCTCGCGCTTGGCTGCGATGTTGGCGTAAAGACCGGCTTTCACTTCTTGGCCTTTGCAGGTGCCTTGCTGGGCTTGCCAGCCTTCATGGCGGCCTTGCGTGCGGTGGACAGGGCCACGGCCACAGCCTGCTTCTGAGGCATGCCAGACTTCATCTCCTTGGAGATGTTCTTGCTGATGGACTTCTGCGAATAACCCTTGGTCAATGGCATGGCGCGCTCCTTTGTAGTGAAAGAGAGAAGGGGCCGAAGCCCCTTCCCTCAGCCTGCTGCTTACTGGTTGAACAACAAG